TTTGATCTGGCAGTAGTAGGCCCACAGATAGTGCAATTCCTCGGGCGCGTCCGGTGTCGTCAGCGCCTTTGGTTTGCGCCCAGTCTGCCGCCATACGCTCGTCAGGTGGTCGCGGAGTCGTCCGGTTCCGCCTTTTGGGGGCTGTTCGAGTCTTGCTTCGGCTCGGCAATGCTCAATGAGCCGGTCGAGCCGCTGCCGAAAAAAACAGAGGCGTCCGACGTGGTACGGTCGAGCCAGTCAGCAAGGTAGGGCGCGTTGGTCAGCAGGGCCATGACGTTTTCTCGGGAGAACTCGTCATCAAGCGACCAGCCGGAGACGGACGATGCCAGCAAATCCATCATCGCGGCATCACGCAACTTCTTGCGCTCGCTGTCGGGCGTGGCCGGGTCAATCATGGCGGCAGCGGTAAACACGGCTGCCCGCTTCTGACGGAAAGAATCAGAATCGGTGTGATGGACGTGCAGCCATTCGGCTGTCAATCGCCCATCACGGCCGGGAATCATGACGCGACGGCCGAGGTTGGCCGCCTCCAGGGTGAAGAAATCGGATGCCTTCATTATGCGCGCTCAATCTTCAGTTGTGTGGCATCGCTGCTGCTGTAGATGGCCTGGAAAGGCATCGTGATGCTGATTTCACGTTCGCCGCCTACTTCCGGCTTGCCGCCTGTGAATTTGACCTTCGGCAGCGTGAATGTGTACGTAGCCACGCCGTCTGTCAGGGTGAACACGATGGCCACCTCGGTTTCGTCTTCGAAGGCATCCAGCAAAGTGTCGTCCTGATAATATGCAGTCAGCTCGCCGGTGACAATCGAGCGGCCAGCCGCGCCACGGATGCGGGTGGTTTCGCCCACAACCGGCAAATTTTCAATGCCGTTTTCCAGCGTCAGCTTGATGGCGCTGATGCAGGTCACGGCATTGCCGCCCACCGTGATTGAGCCTGACGGAGAATCCATGACGTTTTCGTTCGGGTCGGCGGTGTAGGAGCTGCCAGCAATAGCCGTGCCAGATCCTGTGTCGTCCATGCCCAGCACGCTAAACGTGCCGGTGACGATTCCGGTCGCCGGGCATTCCAGGCTGAACGAGTTGAACTCGCAGCCGACGGCGCGACGGTAGCGGGTGATGTCGCTAAAGAATCGCTCAATGGTAAACGACCGGCGAGTCGTGCCAGCCTTCAGCACGTCAGTCGACCACGTACCCATCATCACAGCCTGCAACAGGTCATCCCACGAGGCATCACGGAACTCAATCCCGATGTCGCCGGATGCCTGACGGACGCCGTGGCGGAAGTCGTTCAACTGCCGGTCGGAGCGGATGGTTTCCGACTGGAACGTTTCCTTTTCCAGCCCGATGCTGTGACTGGTCGGGTTGATGACCTGAAAGGCCGGAGTAGCCGGGGTAGTGCCGTAGGTGACTTCAGCGATGTACGCGAGTCGGGCCAGTGAACCGCCTGCAATTGTCATAGTTACGCTCTCCGCACATAGGCGCTAAAGTTGATTGTCAAAACTGACCGGAGCCAGCCGTTTTCAGTGGATAGGGTCGTCGGGGTTGCGCCCCAGATGACAACCTGCTGGCTGTCGTATGTCAGGCGGGTACCGGATGTGTAGTCCGCGCAGATTTCGTCTATCTTTTCCAGCGCCTCGCCATCGCCGCGTCCGGTGCGGTACATGATGTCAATCTGGAAAATGCCGGTGACTTCATTGGTTCCGTCGCTGCCCATCGTCGCCGCATCGCTGCCAGCCCACAGAACAAACAGCCGGGCATGGTCGTCGCCCGCTGCCGGATTGTAGTCGCGGTTCGGGTAGTACGTGGTCAGGCCGTAAGCGCCGGTTTCCCATGAGGCAAACAGGGCGGATTGAATATCGGCGAACCTCATACCTGGTTCTCCGCTGCCACTTGCTTGACGATGCGTAGGATGCGGGCGTGATTGATGCGCACCATTCCACGCGGAGCCTTGTCGCTGCCGCCGTACTCGATCTTTTCCGCGTAGTCCATGTTATTGACGAGGTAGTTTACTGATCCGGCCCCGCCAATTTTACGCACGGCTTTTGCAATGGTAGCGCCGCCACTCTTGTCTACGTCCGCTGTCGTTCCGGATGCCGGTGCTTCTTGCGACGCCTGCCAGTTTCCGCGCAGTCGACCGGTATCGACCGGTGTAGACATAACGGTTGCGGAAAACCATTTGATCGTGATGCTGCGGCATGTCTCATCCAGCGACTTGCCGACGCGCCTGGCGAACCGCTCCAAATCGGATTCAAAACTCATCGGCGAACCCTCACGACGTAGGCCAAGATTGTTCCAGCCGGGCGAACCTCGTTAATTTCCTGAATCGCCCATGTGCCAGCAACACCAGCGCCCAGGATGATGCCTGGAGCGCCACCAACGGTTGTCGCGGTCGTGTCGCCGATACTGGATACGTCGATGCGGTCGCCCATTCTGACCTCAACATCAGGCACCATAACCAGTTCGCGATCGCCGGACTGGATGCGAGTACCGTCAACGAGTCGCCGTGCGATGCTGCGGAAAACGCCGGTGGACGCGATGACGGTGCTGCCGCCGGACGACGGCTTGTTCGTCGTGTTGTCGAAATTGAGCGCAGGCCGCACGATGTTGACCGCCGTCCCGTACTCGGTCAGCAGTCTGGTGACAGTTGCGGCCATCCGGTCATAGAAGGCGGTCATGCGCGCACTACCATCAGCCCGCTGTTTTTCAGCAGCGTCCTGAGAATGGCTTGAGATTCGCGGGTCTTCGTGACCTTCGCGGCCTGTCCGGGGTTGGCGTATTCGACTTCGACCGCACCAGCGATGTTCTCGCGGACGACAGGCAGGGCGAATGCCGGGTTGTACATGTCGAGGCTGTCAACCTGCTCAACGGTGAGCGAGCATTGGCAGTTGATAACCTGTCGCGGGATTTCGTTATTGAGCCACTCCCATCCTTCAATGATGGCGTCACTGCGTGGCCATGATAATGCTTGGTCACGCTCTGTCAGCGTACCGACAAAACGATTCCGGTTTGATTCGAGATAGTCCGCAGACTTGACGAGATATGATTCAACGGTTGCATCAGCGGGCAGGGTAATGCCGCGTGCGGCCGCGTAGAGCTTGAAATCAGCGAGGGATATGTAGGAGTTGGCCCCGCTTACGACTGAGCCATTTTCAACAACAATTGCCATGGCGATTCATCCGCAGGTGGTGTTATGGGCATCCTTGCCCGGTGTTCGTCAGCCCAACAGCAGCGAGGTGTGTTCCTGCTTGATGTTCTTCACACCCCATGCCAGCGCCACTTCATAGCGCACCATCCGAGTTCCGGGGTATGCCGAGATCTCAAAAGTCAATCCCGAATTAGGGTCGGTAATGTTGAAAACATCAAGAGCCATATCTCCGATCTTCGGGCGCTTCGGGATACGGGTTGCCAGCACGATTGCGGAGCGACTGAATGCCATGTTGCGAGCGGCGGCAGCCACGACGGTGATAGCGCGGGTGGCTGCGCCTTGAGCCTTACGCAGACCGGGGGCGGCGATGGTGATGCTGTCGCCAGATGCCGGGTTAGCGCCAGCAAACGAGACGGAGGTCACGACGTACTGGTTCGTGTCGTTGGCCAGGGTAATCACGTCACCGGCAGCAACTACGCCAGTGCCGGCGGTGGCCAGCGGCAGGACGGTCTGCCCGACAGTAAAGGCGGCGCTGGTCGTGGTAGCGGATGCCATTGCACCGGCGGTGCTGGTTCCGATCTGGCCAGACTCGCGAATGTCCATGCCAGCCGCGTTAATCAGGACGCCTTGTTGCTGCAGCGGAACATCGCCGCGACCAACCTGCACACCGTAGAGCGTGCGGAGCTTTGCGCCAGCCATGGTATCCAGCACAAGCTGCATGTCAGAGGTGGGCGCACCATTGTCCACCAGAATCTTGCGGGCCAGAGACGCTCCCTCGGTCGTGGTGGCAAAAGGAGTGGTTGCGGCAGTACCGGCGGCGCGGCTGAACGTCGATTGTAGTGCAGCCAAGTCAGCCTCAACAGCATTGACGATGCGGCGCATTGCTTGGGCAATCTGATTGGTCTGGATGGTGGCGATGCCAGCACCCTGATCCATGGCGTATTCTTCTTCGCCAGACCAAGAAAAGGGAGCCACTTTCAGGTTGCTGATGGTGATTCCAGCGCTGCCGATTGTCTGGTCGGCGGCGGCTGGAATGCTCATCGCCGGAGTTGCGTTTTCCAGAGCATTGGACTCAGGGACAACCGGTACATAAATGGTCTGATTCTGCGCTGCCATGGATGCACGAGCATCAAGCGTTACGGCGGGAATCAGGCCCGTGAGTTCGCGGGACACCACATCAAGGGCGGCGTAGGCATGAGGAATCAGGTTGGTAAGGACGTTAGCCATGATAAAGGTCTCTTGGGGTTAGTTGATTTTGCCGCCAGACCGGATAAATTCCGACCTTTTGGCTGCACTCATCTGCTCAAATTGAGTGCGCGTTACCGTAATCGCGGCCCCGCCGCCTTTACCACTGCCACCGGAAGCCCCGCCACCGGAAGCGCGAGAGCTTGCAATGACCGGCGCGAACGCCTGATTAGATGCAAATTCCGCTTTGAGTTCGTCCAGGGTGAGCGCCGAAGGCTTGCCATCCTGCCCGATAACCACAGTTTGCGGCTGTCCGTCGCGAATGTCAACAGAGAGCCGGGCGCGGATGTGCGGCATCAGCAGGGCAGATGAGCCGGGGATTGACAGCTCGTTCGCCATGCTGACAGCGACGTTATCCACCAACAACTTGTTCAGGGTTCCGCGCATGTTGCCGAGTTCGGCCTCTTTTGCAGCCAGTGCCTCGGCATGTTTCTGCTGCCAAGATTTATCCAGCGCATCAACATCTCCCGACTTGCGTGCGGACTCCTCGGAGGCTTTGCGGGCCTGTTCTTCGGCCTCTTTCGCCTTCTGCGCTGCTGACTTCTTTTCGGCCAACAGTTCGTCCACCTTCTTTTTCAGGCCGCTGGTATCTTCGATGCCCTCAACCTTCAACCGGAACTTGCCGGATTCGGTCTTGTCGTACATGCCAGCAATGGCGGCGTCCAGCCCTTCGACGGTATCAACTTCATATTTCAGCATGGTGCTTGCTCCCGGAGCGTGTGCGGCCCAGCCGCGTTAAAGTCCTGCACGTGCAAACGCGACAGGTTCCAAAGCTTTCATTTGCTCAA